AGCAGGTGGTGCCCATGCCGGCAGCCTTTGACCGCAACTATGCCAAGCGGCTCGATGGCATCGTCCTTGATTTCCATTTCTATCTTCTCGCACACATATTTCTTGTTGCGGATGATGTATATCTTGGATGGGTCCGGTATGTCGTCTGACTTGAACTTGACCTCCATGCAATTTCGATTATCAATTTTGATAACTGAATTATGGAACTTACCAAGTGATATGACACCTGTATTGGTAGAATTCAAAGACAGAGAGAATAATTTTGTGTCCCCTATAGAACTAACTCCTGCATACTGATAATCAGTATTAATGCGGTAATCGGTTATAAACATAGGCCACCTCGACTTATTTCCAACCCAAGAAATATGGCCATATGGCTTGTCATACGCCTGCACTTTGCCTGGCAGAATGAAGAAAACACTCATGACCTCCTCTTCATCTTCGCTTTCTTCCATGCTTGACTCATCATCTATGGCATCCTGTACGGATATGTAGCTATATCCGTCATCATCAACATCGCACTCCTTGGAATCCGCTTCCTTGTCATTAGGTATTGACAACAGGCAACGCTTCTCGTAGTGATTATCTTCTCCTAAGAATGCTGTCTTGAAATTGATATCTTCTACAACTTGCGCTGCTGGAGAGATGCAGAGATCAACGTAATCATCGGAGTTCTGGTCTCTGATAAGCGGTGACCAGTAACCTGCCAACTGCCAGGTCTTGGTATTGTCCTCCTCTACATATATGTAATAGCTGTAGAAGTGCTCGATGATGGTCTGTCTCTTCTTCTTCTCGCTCCATCCCTGTGTTGTCAAGGCGAACTGGTTGCTCTCGCCAAAATAATCTACGCTTTTGACAATATTGAAGTTTCTGAACACCTTCTTGGAGATGCTCTCATAGCTACCTCTATTGACTGAATCATCTAGCTTATACTCCAGGTTAGCGGTTGATGAAGTACTGAAAGAACCGTCCTCGTCATAGTCTGCCGAATATTCATCCAGTGGTTCTATCTCAATTGAATCTTCAGAACTCAACTCTGAGGAACTGATGACGCAGCAGGTCTTCTGGGCTTCATCGAAGTAGATGGAGGCATTGAAGAATTTCCGGAATTCTTCAATGAATGTATAAGATGACCAATGTGGAAGCGCCCTGCGCAGTTCACGAGTCTTGTAGGCCGAAGCTATATATAGCTGGTTCCACGGCTTGCAGTCGAAGTCGTTGCGCTTGAGAGTGTATCCCTCATATTCTACCACTTTGCGGAAGATATACATCAAGCTTGGCTGAACTGCCAGGTTCATGATAAATGGTGCATTGTAGCCGATGAACTGCTTTGTTTTATCCACCCCAACAAAATTTGCGATTAGGTCGTTCGTTTCGTCTCTTACTGGCATGAAGCACCATCTACCTTCCGCTCCCAGGAACTCCGAATAATTTTCATTCAGCCTGTAGATGTCTTTAATCTTCAGCTGGTTTTTAAATCCCTGAGAAAAACCTTTATCAATAGTATAACCAGGTTTATCAGCTGTGCCGAATGGAATCTCATCGATGTAGTGCTTGGTCATGCGGTCATTGAATTTGATGCGTGACTTGCCTCCGACTATCTGCAGTTTGATCTCTTTCTCTGTCACGGAGAGTATGGTACCGACACCACTCATGATGAGCTGGCTGTTACAGAACAGCTTGCAGTCATCGAACTTGGCGATGTTCTTCTTGACCTCCAAGCGTGAGACATTTTTGAAAATGACACGGTTCTCCAGGATATTCATGGGGAAGGTGATGTCATAGGTGTACTCACCATCATCGGTGGCATACTGATTTGCGTATGTCACCTTGATGGATGATGTAGAAATGGGATAGGCCTTATGGCCATTGATGATGCATGTTATCATATTCCACTACTTATTGTTTAAAATGCGCTGATAATCCTGCAGTCTGCGGTGCAGACCTCTACGTCCAGATATCGGAACTTCAACCTCAATGCCATCGTCAAGAGTCTGTGTCAGACGACTGACGGCTGCATTGACACCATCGAGGGACTGGCGTACCTCGGTGTTATCATTGTTGACATTGACAACAGGAGCCACCACGGTACTGCTACCTTGTCCCAGAGAACGTGTGATGTCAGCAGCTGTCAGCGAGCCAACCGTGTTGGAGCGCTGTGCCCTATCGATGAGGTCAAGAGCCGGACGGATGGAAGAGTTGTTGACGGCATTGTGATTAGCCACGAACTCGCCTTCATGTACGACTCCTGCTTCTTTTCGGTAGCGGTTGCCTTTGGTGTAACCACCTTCGTAATAACCTGCTGCCTCTGCCTGGTGTTGCTTCTTGATAGCAGCAAGCTGTATCATGCCAGCAGCTGTGGCCATACCTGCTGCTATTGGAGCTAATGTCCAACCTATTGTTGGTATAGCTGCAGCAGATGCATAGGCATTGATAGCAGACATTGCAGTAGATGCTATCGCCTGCGCAATTTCTATCTTCATGGCTTTTTTGTTAGCCTTGGACTTGGCTGCGGCCAACTCCTTGTCTCGCTTCTCCTCCAACTTTTTCTTTTTCTTCGAATTGTTGCCAGCTGCAGCAATCTGCTTCTCGTAGTTTTTGGAGATTTTCGCCTGCTCGAGGTCAGAACATGCCTGAGCATATGACGATGACGCAGATAGAATACCATTGATACCATTGTAAACAACAGCTGTCTTTTCAACCAGGTCATTGAGGTAATCAGAGGTGATCTGCCCTTTCGCCTGCATGTAGGCAGCGTGGTTCTGCTTGTCGCTGCCATACAACTCCTTCAGTTTCTCCATGGTGTTTTGATAGTTCTCAACTTGTGAGGAGAAGTATCCACCCAGAGTTGCATTGCTGGTCGACTGAGACTCACCTGCAGCAGCCCTAGCACTGTTGACCATCTCTGATGACTTCTCATTAATCTTCAGCTGAGCGCTACCTGCACCATGGTCATCAGCATCGATCTGCGCTCTCTGAGCAGCAAACTGTTTGGTTATCTCCAACTTCATCTGCTGATATTCCTCCTCCTTGATCAATCCCTGCTTGTAGAGATTGTCAAGGCCATTGAGGTACATAGCCTCCTGTGACTGCAGGTCTTGCTTGCCGAACTGCTGGCGGAGTTCTCGCAGCTGGTTCTGGTATGCCTCCTGCATCTGCAGCTGGTGGTCGAGCTCAGCCTGTTCCATCTCAGCCTTCAGATCCAGCCACTCCTCGCTGCCTTCTCTGTCCTTGTAGAGTGCAAGACGTTTTTTCATGGCTTCGACATCATTCTTATATAGGGCTTCATTGAGAGCGGTATCATTCTGATAGATTTTCGAGTTGGCATCATTGTACTGAGCCTTGATGCTCGCCTCCTTTTGGAGGCGTTCACGCTCAATGGTCTGCTCATTCATCTTCAGAATTGCAGCATCATGCTGCTTGACAACGTTGATCTGGTTGTCAAGCAACTGCTTGTACTCGTTGCTCTCAGCACCATACAACTGTTTCAGCTTAGCAAAACCCTTAATCTGGATGTTCTGTCGGTCGTCGATGAACTGCTGATAGGTTTTCTTGCCCTCTGCATAGGCTTTGGCGTTGTCTGCCATCAACTCGTTGGTCTCAGCTTTGATGCTGTCAGCAGCCTGTTTCTGCTTGCGTTTGGCTTCTGCCTCACGCTTACGAGCTTCTGCAGCCGCAGCCTTGTTAGCCTTCTCACGAGCCTTGCGCTCCTTTTCTGACACCTGATGAGTGCCGGTTGTACTCCGCTGCTTAATGATGGTACCATCATTGCCCTTGCCATTGTAGCCATTGTTGCGCCATGGTTCTGGGTCAGTAACTTCGAAATGTTGTGACTCTAGCTCATTTATCTTCTCGATGAGTTTCTGCTGGTACTGTTTCTCACGCTCAATATCCTGAAGGAGAATATCCTTGTGTTCGGATGCGAAGTTTAGCTTCTGCGTCTTGCCACCTGCCAGCGGATTGATACGGTCCCAAAATCGCTTCCAGTAGCCTCGATTGTCATTGTCAGCCTCTCCCAACAGGTCTTCTGCCTCTGCCTGCTTGGCGATAGACGCAGCCAGTTTCTTCTGCAAGCCATCGATGACAATCTTCTTCTTCATCATGTCGATGTAGGACTGAATCTGCCTTGTTGCCTGACCTGTGCGAACAGCTTCTTCAGTAATGTTGCCCAGATGCTCACGCATCAGCTTGCCGTTGAGTTCTTCCAGTGCTGCCTTGCGGTCTGACTCAGCTGTTGTGTTGGACTGAATGGCAGAAACGAGGCGCATGATGGATGCCTCCTCTTCTGCTGCCTGCTTGTTGGCATCGGTCACGGCATCATTGTAGTCACGCTGAGCCTGCTCAGCTGTGCTCGTCTCTTTAGACAGTGTGACGATTGCGGCTGTCAGACCGGCAACAACAGCTATCACGGCTGTGATAGGGTTGGCCAATAATACCTTGTTCCACAGCATCTGCGCTGCTGCGGTCAGTTTTATCTCACGTGTCAACGCCATCTGAACAATTTCCATGGTCTTGAGAGCAGATGTCTTGAGCCCCACAAGGACGAGATGCGCCTTCTCGCGCAGAATCATGATGTTGAGCCATGCCATCTGCGCCTTGTCAACAATCAACTTAGCTTTAGACATGGCTGTATAGGTGACGATTGCAGCTGTCAGCACTATCAGAATGCGCCAATACTCCTTGACGAAGTCAACGAGAGTGGAGAGTGCTCGAACACCGAGACTGGCTGCAGATATGCAATATCGTGCTGCAGGATAGAGTTTCTGGCCCAGCTCGATGGAGAGATCCAGGAACTTCTTGCTCGCCTTGTCAAGTTGAGCCTGTACACTCTCGTTCTGTGTCTCGAACTCATTGAGGACGGATGTGCCTTCGGAATAGGCTTCGTTTGCCAGGTTCTGAGCAGTCTTGATGTCATCCAGCTTATCTGCAAGTACAGTTAGGACGCCAGTCGCCCTAGAGCCATCCATCTTCATCTCCTCGAACATCGGTGCGAGGTCTGCGAATCCTCCCTTGGCTCGCATGGCTGCCAAAAATTGGAGGAGTGCGCCATTGGCGTCCTCCTTTAACGTCTTTGCGAATTCCTTGACATTTAGACCTGCAATCTGAGCGAACTTGGCTGAGTCCTGGAACATTTTTGCCAGGAGGTTCTGTACAGCGGTTGCTGCGGTCTCATCCTGCTGCATGTTCTGGTCGAGGACTGATGCGAGACCCATGATCTGTGCCTGGGTGAAGCCTGCCTGCTTGCCGACACCAGCTACACGCGCTGTGAAGTCAACGAGATAGCCGGCAGAGGCTGAGGAATTCTGAGCCAGCTCATTGACAGCAGAACCTGTTGCCAACATGGCACCTCGCAGACCTTTGGTCTTGTCTTCGCCGAACATCTGTGCGAGTTTACCGATTTGAGAGACGGCTTTATCGCCGAGATCATCACCGAGGGCAACATTGATTTTATCGGCTCCATCGACGAATTCCTCAACTGCAGCAGTCGAGGTGATGCCGAGTCTGCCGGCATCTTCGGCTAGTTGGTTGAGCTTCTGGCGAGGTGTGCGGGTATCCATCTTCTTGAAGTCTTCGTTCATGCGCTCAACCTCCTCGGCTGCCTGACCGGTATATTTGCGGACGTTGGTCATCTCATCATCCATCTTTGCATACTCCTCCACACACTTTTTGACTGTGAAGGTGATGCCGGAGATGGCAGCAACAGCACCGAGTGCAAGACCCTGCATACGGTTGAACCAGTCTGCAGAGCGCTTAATCCAGGACTCCTGGGCTACTCCTTCGGCTCTGACCGCCTGCAGTTCTGCCCTCAGCTGCTTCGCCTTCAGCTCCATCTGCTTGAACTGCTCGGTACCACGCTGCATGCCCTTCATCTGTTGGTTGATAGCCTTGATGGAGTACTCCAGGTCACGGATGGATGAGGTCTTGAGGTTGGACATGGTGTTATTGACCAGCTGCATCTGACGCTTGGTCTCCTTGATGTCCACATTGGTGCTGTCTATCTCCTTGTCATATTGCTGCATGAGGGTGACCACTTTCTGCTCACTTTGGCGGATGCGCTCCAGTTCTGCCTCTACCAGCTTCAGCTGCGAAGCTCGAGAGGCGTACATGGTAGATGTCGGGTCGTAGTCAGCCATTTGGCTACGTAGCTTGGAAGCTGTGAAGTTGAGGTCATTGATTGACGCATGCTTTAGGTTTGACACCGTTGCGGTCATGCGTCTTGCTTCCTCATCAGCCTTGCGTGTTGCGCCCTTCAGGGCAAGCATCTGCTCCTTGACCTTTGAGAGTTGTGCATCCAGCTTGGCGAAGTCTGAAGGATCTGACGCTGCCTTCATCTGCCCCTTCAGATGTCTAGCAGCCTTCTCCAGCTGTCCGAGGCTTGCACTAGACAGGTTGTCGAGTGTCTCCTTGACGCTCATTGTCGAGTTCTTGAATTGCTTCATCTCTCGCTCTGCGGCCTTCAAATCCTTGGCGAGGGAAGCCCCTAAACGGGAATCGCCCGCCGAGAAGGCATCCTGTTTTGCCTTCTTCAGACGAGCGACTCTGTCCTCTAACTCTTTGAGTCGGTTCTTCGCCTCCTCAGAGTTGAGCTTGATGACTGTTGTATATACCTCTTGTCTTGCCATTATCGGGTGACTTGTATATAGCTGTTATATAATATGTTGGAATGGGGATTGAAGTTGATGACCTTGACATCATAGCCCTTGGTGCCCCACCGCCACCAGAGGAATCTGTGCTTGTACTGCCTGTAGACGATGGTCTGGAGGCTGTCTCTCGCCTTGTATGTCAAGATGGAGTCCGCCGTATTGAGACGGAAACTGAGCCATCGGTCGCTGTAGGTATAGACCGAGTCGCTGCGGTCTGTCTTGACCGTATCAGCAGTACTCAGACTCGTGCGCTGGTCTGCCAAGACCTGTCCAAGACGAATGTCCAGGTCATGGAGCAACTGGCGGTCGTAGGCTTGAAGTTTGTACTCCTCTTCCTTCATCTGCAGCACCTGCTGCGTGATGACTGTGACAGAGTCTCGGATGGTGTCTCGCTCGGCTGGAGCATACTGAAGTTTCAGTCCATTAAGCTGCTCTCTCAGTTCCTGCTCCGCTTGCTGCTGTCGATGGTCAAAAATCCAGAAGCAGGCGATGATGACCAATATCACCGATATGGCCATGATGATTGACTTGAGATGTTTCTGCATAATCCTAGTTTTTTAGATGTCAGCATACTCAGGAATGGCATCGAAGCATGGACATTCCTTGATGCGCTCCCATGGATCGACCACTCCATTGTGGTTCTTGTCAGGCGAGATGTCACGATGTCCCATGATCTTGGCATCAGGGTAGCGCTGGCGCAACTCCTTCAAGAGTTGGCGAAGTCCAGCCTTCTGCTCTTCTGTTCGGTTGTCGATAGCCTTGTCAGTGCGGGATATTCCACCCATGTATGCCACGTTGACGGAATCGTTATTTTGACCTTTAACTCCGTTGGACGGCAGGTCTTCTGTCATGAGCTGCGTGTACTTGCCATCAGCGGTTACGACCCAGTGGTAGCCTGGATAATGCCAGCCTTTGTTTCTAAACTCCTTGAGCAAGGCATCGACAGACCATGACTGTCGGCTTGCTGTACAATGTACGAAAATTTTCTTAATCTTGCGTGCCATTTTTATTGTTTGTATATTTTTGAATAATGTCTTTAACTCGGGTGTCAAAATTCAGTGTGAAACCAAAGACGGTTGCCGCATAAACTAGAGTCTGCCCAAAGAACCACAAGACGTTGGAAGTTACGTCGTGGGACATAAAAAAGCTGATGTACACGAGCACGATGCCGGCAAGCAGAACTATACTGGCAGAGCTGTAGTGTATCCAATCCTTGGTATTTCTCTGCATATCTGTACCTTTTTTAAAACTGGCACAAAGGTACATATAATATAAGGAATATAAAAATACGGCAGAAAGGACTGTCACCCTCCTGCCGTATCTGATAACTATGAGATATCCCTGTCGAGTAATTCTCTGGCCATCTGCTTAGCCTGCTCTCGCCACTCCTGGAATACCTGGTACTCTGTCTCGTGCTCCTGGTTTCCATCTCCATGGTTGCACAGGATGGCTTCGACATCGCCCTGACTGTACTTAGTACGAACCAGACCATTTACGAACTCGCGATAGCTTGCCGACTCAGCCTCAATCTTAGTGGAGCCGTCAATCTCTGTGCCCTCGTAGCTGTATGCTGTCACTGTCTTACTATCGCCATCAGACTCCGACATGGTGGCGTCTGGGTGATAGTTTTCTACTTTCTGCTCACTCAAGTACAGAAGAAAATGCTTGCTGTCATATCTCAAGTATGACATGCGGCAAAGATATAATTTCTTATTCATCTAGATAAACTTATAAAATTTCTTGCCAAATTTATTGGTGAGTTCGGCGGCAACGGTGTAGAAGCCTTTGCCCAGCAGTTCCCACTCCTTGCGTGCCTGATCAACCAAAATATCTGAGCCAGTAAAGAGCCACCACGACTCTGGTTGCCACACCGGCTCCTCAATCTCATCTCCATGCTCATCGAATTGTCCTGTTTTCCGGACATGATCGATGAAACGGAAGCGAATCGCGAGGCGGTCCTTAGGCACCTTCTTGGTGACTATGTGCTTGGCGCCCTGGTCGTCAACCTCCTCGACCTGCTCCATCTTGAAGTCGACTCTCGACTTATCAATCTTGTAATCCTCTATGAGGATGAGGAACTTGTTATAGTCCTCAATGTTGTGGCACAGGATATCGCCTGGATGCTTCTTCTGTGCCATGCTCATGCCCTCGAAGGGAACCTCTCCCTTGCGGGCCTTCACAATCTGACCATACTTTTTCATACCGATTTTATTTAATAAGTTTTTTGTGTCTGCGTGTTTGGCAAGGCCAAGCCTGGAGGCTGCCTTGCGCCGGATCTGCTCATCGCTAAGTCCACGTTTGCGCAATCTTGCCACCTGAGCACAGAGTGCCTGCTTGGTGCGCTTGCGCAAAAGGGCATGGTCGGCAAAGATCTTCTGTCCACAGAAGTCTATGCCGTCACATGTACGATGAATATTCCAACTTTTATTGATGCTCAGCTTCCAGTCTCTTGCCAAGTGCATGACTGCAAGCTCCGCCATGAGGCGTAAGAAGACCTTATCTTCATGCATAATGAAGATATTGTCCATGAATCTATAATAATGTTTGAGTCCTTCGCGGCAAAAACGGTCGAAGCGCTCATTGAGGGATTTTACCCCCCACATTTAATACTCTTGCCTGCTGCTCCGAGCGGCATGTGAGGAGCATGTCCGTGACGTAGCGAGCCTGCCAGTAGCCATGTTTTTCAGGATCTTGGAGTATATCAAAACACCGCATGGCGAGATAGTCAAACCTCGCCAGAAATAGTTGTCCCAAAAGTTGTGTGAGCTTGACACCCAGCACTATGCCGTTGGCATAGCTGTCAACGACCTCGTCAACGAAAGCAAGCAGCTTGCGGTCCTTGATATACAACCTATACTCTCTCTTGAGCAAATTGTGCTCAACATTCTGGAAATAATGGTGTATATCCATGGGCAAGCAATAGAATGTGTCTTGCTGTGGCGAGGTAAAGATGTCCTTCTTGATAATCTTGTAGAAGAAATGCGTGCCTCGCCCCTTGGTACCAGCCGGACTGTTGAAAGGAATCTTGGCTCTCAACTTATCTTCACTGGTGTGCATGGCTGCATGCTGAATGACATGATCGCCAACAGGCAACTTATTGACTATGCGATGCTTGGGTTTTTCAACTGGCTTGGCCTCATAGTCTGATGTATGCCATGTCTGATGAACATATGCACTTAGCAGGGCTTGAAGATTTGCCTCAAACTCTGCCTCAAACGCTTGAACTGAGAGACGGGACTTCTTGTGCCGGGAAAAATCAAAAAATGCTTCACGAAAATTTTGCAAAGTCTCAACCGCCTGTGAAATGTTACCTAACCTCTTCACTTGCTTTAAAATTTTATTTATATAAAAAAAGGTCGGTGTCTGATAAATGTCGGTGTCTGTGTCTGTTGTCTGCTTTTATGATGTCCTAACTTTCGACCGGATGACCCATTGTCATCATCTACTAGCTATTCTGCTAATGTGTATGTTTTGCCATGAGGCAAGGCCTGACTCCCGAAATCACTGCAGCTAAGCAAACTAACCTGCAGTATCTTGTTAAGTTGAGGGCCGCACCGTAGTTCACATTGTAATCCGAGACAGCATTGTTCACATTGAGCGTCGACAGACCGCATTGACCACCATTGTTAGCGTTGCCACCGCGCAAACACAAGCGAAAACCGGCGCAGGAATCACAGCCTGGTTTGATAACCGCCTGCAAAGGTACTGAAAAAAATCGGAATGAAAGAATGTCAAAGAGCGAAATTTCAAAAAAAATCGACCGCCCAAGGGCGGTAAGGTTTGCTCGCTACGCTCGCAGGGTGCTCAGGATTGCCCTTGGTTCCGCTGGGAAACCTTGGCCAATCCTGCACACTCCAGCTCACATCAGCACACCTCTGTCCACTCTAGGCCGCCTCGTAATACACTGGTTCAATTGACCACTCGGATGCTGCTTCGCAGAGGGCCGCACCGTAGCCCACACTGCAATCCGAGACAGCAAAGCTCACATTGAGCGCCGACAGACCGCAGAGACCACCACTGTGAGCGCTGCCACCGCGCAAACACAAGCGAAAACCGGAAGTTGCTCCTGACGTATTCCAGAAATAGCAAGTCGAATAGGTTGACTCTGTAGCACCAATCTGCGTACAGAAGTTCTCGAGATGTTCCATCGACAAGGTCTTGATATATCCTTCACCACCACCTGGTGACTTGCTCAACGCCCTCATGCCGGAAGGGTTGCCGATGGTCCATGAACCGTATATTGACGGAGCCACGAGGTGTGTCATGGTCTTGTCACTGTTGACCTGACAGAACTCATCATCCGGCATTCGCCAGAGATTGCCGAAGCCGTTCTTTAAGCCGAAGAAACATGGAATCTTGGCATTATAGACCGTTGTCCCTGCATCATTTTTAACAGCATAGGTCGCTTCTCCACATGAATCACCAAGTTCAATGCCTGCACTCATAGGTGCGACAGGTCTCCAGCCGTTGTAGCCACCCCAGTCTGGCATCTGCGTCAAGCCTGCACCTAGACCTCCCTGGTAGAGACCATTGGCATCCTTGTTGGCATTGACGGCATCCTGATCGTAATGTGTACCGAAGATGACGCCGAAAAGAATTGCTACAATGGATGTATGTCGCATGGTTGTGCAGAGCCAGCCCTTGCCATTCTTGCGTGCTGCAGCTCTGAACTGCTCAGCAGGCAGATTAGTTGCTGGTCTACCCAGAAGCGTTTTATTTGTGCCATCATAAGACGAATTGTTGTCTCCACCACGATAGTCAGCTCCATTATTGATATAGCTCACAAGTCTGCCTGTGCTTCGCTCTATAGCGGCGAATCCTGCAGCAGAGAGACTGCCGATAGGAATCTCGTAGTTAAACTCACCAGGAATTGGCTTGATGCCAATCTGCTCATAGTGCAATCCGCCAATATCCTTGAGGACAACGTAGAATTTACGTCCCCATCCCCACTGATAGTGACCTTCAGAGCCATCCAGCTTCGCTGGTTCCCCTGTAGCATACTTGTAGTGATCCTTGCTGTCGAGCTTCCGACGACTGTGGTCATTCTTGACCAGGTATGCGCCAAGCCCGAGGATGTATGGCAACTCCTTCAGCAACTCAAGTGAGCCAATGTATGATGCAGCCTTAGGCGTTGCGTTGTTAGTGTCCCACACTCTTCCACACCAGGCATGCTGACCAATAGCAAGGTCAGCCTTGAGCGCATCCATACCGATGCTAGTGACATTGCCATTCTGGTCTGTCAACAACACTCTCTGGTTGCTGTTGACGGTTGTGACTTTCGTCACGGAATTGAATTTTTTACCTTCCATTTCCAGCTATTCTAATTTTGATTATTTTCTACATTATTATATACCCATATTGTATGACCAAGATGGTTCGTGCCGATTAGCTCACACCACCCTTCAACTCCTATGGTAGTCTCTCTTCTCGTTGAGAAACTGCTGCCTGCCTCCATGAATACGTCCATTTTCTCCTCGCCTTTAAGTTCCGCTGGCGGTGAACTGCGAGTTATGATAGGATTGAAGACAACGATGTGCATGAATTCTTCATCTTTCAGGTGTGGTAGGACATAGGTTCCGCCACCCCGGATGAAAGAGCCATTTATGACACTAGTACCATCAGTTACAGTATTCACGTTGTATCTCAGTCTTCCGACAGAGACATCTCCAGAGACGCTGACATTCTGGAATATTCCTCCCTTGCAAACGAGATCGCCGTCCTTAGCTCTGAAGACTACATTGCCGTCCTTATCTTTCATCTCGATGGTTCGGACACCCAGGTTCTCTACCATCTGGTACTGGGCGAGGATGATGTGGGCTATGATGAGTTCGATAGACTGACCCAGTCGCCAATAATGGTTGTTCAGATCTGCTGCAGATCCCGGATAATTATCTGCAGTCTTGACGTGCGTTTTGATGCAGGAATAGCTATTGCCATTATATAAGACAACATCCTTCCACTCTTCACCTTCTCCACCCGCTTCGAATGTGTATCCATTGCTGCAGGTATTCCATAGCTGCGGACCTCGAAGGACGCTGCCCTTCTCACCCTTGACAGCCTTCCGGATAAAATTAATAGTTCTTGTTATTACTGTCATAGACTACTTGACTGATTGAATCGTTAATGACACGCTGCTGTAACCGGCATGCTCGCAGTCTGCCCTGGTCACAGCAAATGAACTCAGCTGGACAGTAGGCTTGCGTGCTGCCTCAGTATTGAGGACAACACCAGAACCTGACTTCAGCGTGAAATAGAACTTACTTCCGATAGCCTCAGACTTTCCCCTGACAATCAGTCTCGGAGTATAGGTCACAGTACCATTGCCTGACTCGTCCTCGCTGATAGACTCATCAGCCGGTGTCGGGTTGGGCTCAATATCGTATGGATCTGACGCATCGATGACAGTCTGGAAGTCGAAACCCAGCATATTATCCTTGCCCATGGCCTTGTCGTTGTACACTTCCACCATGAACTCCCTCGTGCAATCAACATCTGATGCCTTGACGGTGAGGATCTTGGCACTGGCTCCTGCAATCTGCTCCCAACCTGTGATGCTATTGACTGCTTTATACCACTTGTAATATAGTCCTGCTGTCAGAGTCTCGTTGCCCTGCGTGACTTTGGCTTCGAGCTGGCAGCTGTCATCCTTGCTACCCAGAACGAAGTTGTGCGTATCATTAGCCGGAGCCTTTATTGTCACACGATAGGCGACTCCTGTGTAAGGGCCAACGGAAATATCGTAGCTAGCCTGAATATCATCTGTAGCCTCCTGCTGCCCAGAACGCTCTGTGATGGTACCGACCATCCTGATTGTAATGCCGCTATAATTGGAAACCTTAACCAGGTTGTTGCAGATTTTCAGTCCCCAATATAATTGCGAAGCACTTGGTCTGATAACTTCAAAGAGACCGTCAAACAGTCCTGTAGACTTGCCTGCAGAATTGAAAGGAATCTCCGTATCATTGAAGAAGTACTTCATGGAGGTTGGCGTACTGATGCCTTCTGCTGTTCTCGATGAGATGACAACGAAGTACAGCTTCGGCTGCGTCTGCGAGAAATCCGGATAGACAGTCACGACATCCCCATTTCTCTGGTACTCCTGGTAGATATCTCCGTCAGGCGACTGGATTGACGGAGTAAATGTACCCATCTTTGGTATGAAGTTGATGGTTGTCGACTTACTTGCGCTACTCATTTTCTGCCTCCTCTCTCTGCTCTCTCATGATGAATCTGCTGTCTGTAGCTACAGGCAGCTTGTTGCACACTTTGCCTTCCTGCTCCATGCAGGCGGTCTTGCCATCCATAGCGATAGCGCCTATTCTGGACAGCGTCTCCTCGAACTCGATAGGTTCCCCAAGCTGTAGAATATCCTGACACCAGAGAATGAAATTGCCATCCTGCAGCTCAGTTCTGTCCTCTGTCAGCTGAAGTAACTCCACGACCTTGCGATTTGCCTTGATGTATCTTTCCATATATTATATTATAAATGATGATTAGTGAAAAATGAACGGATTGCCATCTGCGTCCACGAAGACCTTGCCGTCGGCATCCATAGCCAGAGCTAAAGGATCGAGGTCTTTAACTTCCAAAGCAAGGATAGCTCCCCTGTTCGGATCCAGCAGATTTGTAGGTACTCTCGGAGACATGCCATGTCCGACAAGGACAGCGTTCTCAAAGTGTATCGAGTTATTCGGTGCCATCCACCAGAGGACCTGCAGTTCTCTTGTCGGGTTCGCAATTTCTCCGACATTGTCAGAGATGGTTGCCGCTGGGTTTACTACCTTCGTGTCGGGCAGGACTTCGTCGACCGTGTCGAGGATATCGTAATCGTAGAATGGTATCCTGCGGACGATATTGACTATTCTGTTAGGTGTAGCATCACTCAGATCTACGCTTGCCGGATTGCCATCAGCCGAGAATTTAGCCCTGCATCTGATGCAGATGCGCTTGCCCATGAGCGAGCGGTCTAGAGTAACCGATGCACCATCTGAAGAAACTTTGATTTCGAGGTCATCTGCTGTAATGGCAGAGAACTGACCTCTATCACGGAGAATCTCCCAGATGAACAGCCTCTTCTCCTTAGCGCACTCCTCTGATCCGAGGCGCAGAGATGCATTGATGACCTGCTTGTCTGTATCACGAAGCGGATTATAGTATCGGTCACCACTCGAAAGCAGCAGCGTCGGCTTGTAGAGGGTCGCATTCTTGCAGCTGATGGAATAGTCCATCATAATTCTGTGAACCTTATTTGTCCGGCTGTCCAGGTACTTCGCCTTGAATCTGAGCAGAATCGGTTTCTGCGGCGCTGCGTTGACATACCAGAGCAGTTTTCCGGCATCATTGCCGGTCGAGGTGATGACATGCTTCCTGGGTGTCGAAGCCAGCGCATTACCCTCCACACCATTCTCGACTCTGTACCAGGCGATATCTGTCAGTTCACTATTGACACGACCACTCTCGAGTATGTTATCTCTGTCGATTATACCAACGACCGGTTGCAAGGCGCATGGTGTCAACTCGTAATTAGGAGCATACTCATTCTGGTTGGCGTCATAAGTCTGCTCGAGCGGAACGCTGCCTGATATTGTCTTGGATGTGTTCACCTGCAGAGGCGTGTATTTGAAGTCTAATCTTTTGTATTTCATCTTATATGTTATTAAACACATTCCAGTGTAATGGAATCTTGGGCAACCTCATCGCCCAGACCATCACGAAGTGTAACTGTTGCCGTGAATCTAATCTTAGCCGGAACTCCCTCGCTGTCGATGGAGAGGTCAGACTGGGTCAGTACGATAGCCTTTCCTGCCTTGGATCCGACTTCGAGTGACCAGATGTTGTCACTTGTGACTCTCTGCTTACCAGCCCTGTTCTCTGTGTATCTGGTCCAGGCTACGTCGCTGTCGAGGATATCTGATGTGATATCCTGTCCGTAGAGCGATGCGACGACTGTCAGCGGAGCTCGGAAGTTGTCGAAATCATAGAGCGTCTCGTCTTCGAGGAAATCGATGGTGAATGCTGGATTGCCCTCTATCATCGCCCAATCGGTATTGTTCCACCTTGGTGCGGTATGGGTACCGGTCTTCTGGCATCGCCACTTGCACCCTGTATACCAGACGTCGGAGGTCTCGTATTTACCGGTTTCCGGATTGAGAGCTGAGCAGAAATAGTCTGCCGCCTCTGACCATGGTCCTCGGTCAACATAATCGACAACCGGTTTGCCTTGATAGTCAATCTGTATGATATCCTGGGTGATGATGCCGGCTGCATAGAGATAATCCCTGTCCTTGACGATAGGAAGGTCGAGCGACTTGACGAACTCAGGCATGTCGCCGAAGACCATGCCGTAGTTGTAATCATCCAGTATCGGCTTCGTGACGCCCGTCAGCTTGACGATGCGCCCCTCGGAACTGGAGATATAGAAGCAGCTCTGCAGCGACTCATCGGTCTGGTTGCCATACCGGGCGATATTCATGAGCTCGCATGGAGGGAAGTTCTTGCCTGCCGGAACTTCGGCATCAGGATAGAGGGTTACCTCGATGTAATTCTTAACCGCGTTGACGCTGTTGACTCTCATCCATGAGGTGTAGTAATCAGCCGAAGTGCCAGAATTGGCTGCCGAAGCGATGTTGTTGACAACTCCCTTGATGACGTTGCCCACATGCTGAGCCGTGAAGTATCCACTATACTTGGAGCGGAGGTGTAAGCCATAGCAATCATCGCCCAGACTGTCAACGCTCTCGATGGTGTCGCTTTCGGTGAAGAAAGTGTCACCCTCCTGCGCTGACAGGCGGTTGACAATCAGTTCCATGACCCGCATGTATGTGCGGACGGTGATGCTCTCAACCTCTGCATTGCCATTGGCATCGACCTGCGCGCCCTTGCCGTTGTACAGCCCGGAGACGAAGTCACCGAACTGTGCACCCGCCTTGAGCTGCGCCATCTGCTCGGAGATGAGTCCACGCAGGAAGGTAATCATGCCCTCGGCTGCATCGTCATGCTTGCGGCTGAGGAAGGCATCGGAGGTCTCGTCGGCACAGAAATGCAGAAGCGAGAGGAAGGCGTTGCCGATGCGGTTAGCCGTGTTGGCCTGCAGGCGTCGCTCGTCTCTGATGCCCTCAAAAAGGGTCTGAAGTGCACTCTTGTCTAGTTTATCTGCCATTTTTTATTTTTTGTTTGCAAAGATAATATGCCGATGGAATCGGTAAAAATACGCTCCCTAGAGGTAGCGTGCTGCACCGATGCCCTTGAAGATCTCTGTGAGGGCAGATGCCATCAGACCATTGTACCGGTCGCCGTAGAAGGTCGCCTCATGCTCGTTGAGCTTCATGACAGATGAGTAGTACTTCTGCGAGAACCAGTCACGTCTGCCTTTAGGTTCGCCACCTGCGACGCGGCCGCCCCAGGCAGGACCCACCTTCTTCGGTTTATCGAGATTGTTGTCACGACGGTATTCATCGCCCAGGAAGTTGAGGTCGCCGTTGTTGATGCGGTGGACTTTCTCGCCACCCTGTGCCTCGGTCCACTTGTACCACTCATGTGCTGGACCTACACCTGCAGCTACATAGATACCGTACTGCAGGAAGTTGTGCTCAATTGTTGTCACAGACCCCTGCTCCAGGTGCGCCTTGATGGAAGCGTAGAGGCGGCCGGTATCGATGGTACGCAACCGCTCCATGCGCTCTCTCCAATAGTCGCCCATGGCGTTAGTCCAGCCTCGCTCATATCTGAGGAGGTCGTCTACTGCTGCGTCTGCCATAGGCTCTCATCATACTGTATATCGATAGGTTCGTCTGATGTGACCATGAAGTAGAGGCCTGTGACGCCATTCATGGACCATCTGCCCAGTTCGCTCGAATAGACCTGCGTGAGGTCCAGGAACTCCATCTGTCCGTCGTATGCCTCCCGGCTCTTGTCGTATAGCATGCGACTGAGGAACTGGCGGAAGATATATCTGCAGATATTCATTTTCGCCTCTCGGTCTGCCATGTCATCGTATCGGTACCCTGCCAGGATCCAGACGGTATAGACGTTGCGGTCGAAGAAGCCCTCTCCGATGGAATGGGTGTTGCTGTCAACGGTATCTGAGACCATGATGAAGTTGGATGCCTTGCGGAACTGCTGCATGACTCCTTGGATTGAATCAGGTCCGGAACACTCCGTTGCGACGAAATCATAATCCCTGCAGGTTCTGCACTCGGCAGCCAGCTGCTTGAAATATGCGATGGAATCGAAGATTTTCTCTGTCATGTGCTGTATATTTAACTATTTTGCCTGTTGCGCTTCTTGAACTCCTCTGCCTCACGTGCCTTATTATCAAGCTCTGTGAGGGCAGCCCAGCAGTCGGTATTATAGACAGCCTGCAGTTTGGTCACATCACCATCGGTGAGTGCCCTGATCTGCGCCTGCATGGCTGGCAGAATATCCTCACGGCGCAGCTCGCCACCCTCTTTGGCTGGTCTGAAGAAGTGAGGGAAGTTGGCGGCGAAATACTCCTTGACGCTCGAGAACCACATGAAGACTCCCAGGAGCTCGTAAGGTTCAAAACTGGCGGTTTCATCGGCAGAACCATCTGCGGTTCTGTACATGAGCTGCGCCATCTTCAGCAGGAATCTGTCCTCCTGCTTGAGCATGAACAGCTGGTAGTTCTTCTCGATATTGAGGTAATCGTAGAAGCTGATTTCGTGAAGCAGGCTGTTTACTGCCGTCAGCTGAACGTCACTTGCGACCTGTAGAGGCCGAAAACCGGTAAAGGAGTCGATGAAATCGAAGTTTTTGAGCAGGGAGAGAATCTCGGTGCTGCTAATGTATAGGACTTTTCTCTTTGGCCTTTCACCGGAAACGGAACAGAGCACGCTGCATTTCCACCCTGTACGGGTGTGCTTATGTACTTCAAGACCACAGAATCTAACCAGGAGGTGGCATTTGACGACAGTCTTGTCCCTATACGAAGATAAGATGTAGAGGACATAGCGCAACTGATCTTCTGAAAGTTCCGCCCACGATGACGGTGCCTTGAAATTGAACTCTTGTGTACCATCTTTATGAATTGAAAACGAAGGCAGGTTTTGATTTTTCATTTTTGAACTCTTTGAAATGATTAGCCTTATATGCCGATGAATTCGCATATAATGGGAATTTATCGAGATGTGCATCGAAGTATCTGAGCAGTCTCGCACGCTCGTTGGAGAATGCCGACAGCATGTCGTTGGCCAACATGATCAGGCAACGGCTCAGCATGAGCCTCACGCTGCCCTCAAACTCATTGCCCTCCCTCACGCCTCTGACCAGGCACATGATGTCATCCATCTGCTCATCGGACACCAGCTTGCGCAGGGTGGCGTCTGCCTCCTGCATGGCTGCCAGCTTGGATATCCAGTCCTTGGAGGTCATGCTGGTCTGTCTCGTGAGATAGCAATAGCCCTCCATGCTCCAAAGAACCGTCTGGATGCCCTGCTGTGCCTGTAGGGTGCTCCCCCATCCTGACACAACGGTGAGATGAGACATGACTCTGTCCTGAGCCACAAGAAGGGCTACACGGCATTGCTCGATGAGCGCCTCTACTCTGGAAGAACTGGCTGGAGTGACCTCGTTGTTGGCCACAACGCCAAAGCCTGTAGGCGTAAGCACGAGGTCGAGGTGTCTGACTACGCCGAGGAAGGCATCGAGGCACACCGCCTTGATGACTGCTTCACGCAGGTCGTCGCTGGTCTCCAGTGCCGCCTCTCCTACCTCGCCCAGTATCTGCTGGCAGAGCCGCAGATAGGACTCCTTGAAATGCGGTTCCACCGACTCGAACACCTCAGAGTGCGAACTGGTGGCTGCAAGGATGCTCTGCTCGAAGTCATCCTTGCTGATCTGAATTTTCATTTTAGCCATTGTTTGAAACTATTGATGTCTGTTGGTCCTTATTTTTGTCTAGTGTCGTGAGTTCTATCATCGGCACGTCTACGGTCACTCCTCGGTCGGCATAGCCATTGTAGTGGGAGATGACGTGGTAAGGCTTGCACATGATGTCGTGGCAGGCCTTCTCGAGCGACTGCTTGAGGATGAAGAGCTCTCGCTTGTCGGATCCTGAATTGTTCATCTGACTCTTTCCTGGTGTGGCTCCGATGAGGTTTGGATGCACGCCCAGCGAGAAGCAGAGAGCGTTGGATGCCTCGCTCATGTCGTCTGCCCAGTCGCCACCCTCCTTCTTGCTGCCCTCGGAGAGGTTGATGATGCGCACCATGCGCTGCTCCTTGCCGTTAGGGTCGAAGTAGTAGCCCGTGATGAGTGCCTTGCCGGCATTTTCCGGTCCGCAGACGAAGTTGATGATGTTGTCCTTCTCCTGCAGGATGCGCTCCTTGCGCTTATCCGGGTCGATGATATCCTCGTTGTTGCACAGCTCTTCCCAGTAGTCGCGGTGCACCTCTATCTGGATGCGCGGAGCAGATGTGTTCTTGATCATGTAGCGCTTGCCGATACCGATGAGACGGTAGATGTCGTACCAGGCATCGTCGAAGATGCTGGCATAGTATGGTATCGGATAGTACTGCAGGCCGGGTGTCGGGATGCGTGAAATGATGGCAAACTTGCAGTCCTTGCCCATCTCAGGAGCCTTGCCCCTGATGCCGGTATATGGATCCGGAGCCTTGCCCATGCGCGCCATGAGGTCGCCCAGCGGGTCATAGAGGTCGAGCAGCGGGATGACTTCGGTGTGGACAGGCGACATGACGTTGCGGAAGTCGCCGAAGAATACATGCTCTATGCGCCCCTTCTCATTTGGTACCTCCAGGCGGCAGTAGGAAACGTCCTTGTGGCGGATGTTGACTATCTTGGAGTGGTCACGGCTCAGGATAATGACCTCTACCGACCAGAAGAAGAACTTCATGTCTGTTGCCTGCTGCATGAAGACCTCGTGGATGGAGTTCTTCAGGCAGAAGTCGCGTATCTCGCTGTCGGTTGTGTCCTGCTTGGTCTCCCGGTCCATGAAGCGCACGCCCTGGCCGTAGCAGCACTGGACGTTGAAAGCCATGGCTCGCTGCGCCACCATGTTGCGGCGCAACAACTGCTGCAAGGTGTATGGCATGTCGTTGTCATCGCCATAGTTGACATACTCGAAGAGCTTGCCGTCTGAAGTCTCAAGGATGCCCGTGGTGGCGTCGCCCACCTCTCCGGAACCCAGGAAACTGGTATCCTGCCCATACTGCTGCTCGATGGTGGTGGAGTCTGTTACCCTGCTCACACCCTCTGCCACGAGGGCGTAGCGGCTGTAGGAACCGCTGGCTCCCACTTGCTGAAGCTGATATTTTTTCTGTTTCATGTCATAAATATACTGGTAAGCCCAGGAACTGGTGAATGTAGATGTCTGGAACGGTGCGAACCTCGGCATTTGCCGGGTTTATGAGGCGGTGGAAGCCACCACGCCAACTGCTGCCCTTGACCAGCCATCCTGTATAGTCGACGGTCTTGCCGTCTGAAGTCCACGCCTTCAGGTTAATTGTAGAGCGGTCTCGCTCTGCCTTGACCAGGAGGCGCAGCACCTCTGTGAGGTGGTAAGCCGTGCGTCTCATCAGTTAAAGGTGTTGTCAAAGGTGTTGTCGAAGATACGGCCGGCACGCTGCAGGTCCAGCACATTGTGCTGACGCTGTGCGTAGGTGTAGCTGAAGGTGAAGCGTGGCACGCTGTCGCGCAGGTTGTCGCGCTTGGACTTGGAGTCAGAGAGGGTGACACGCTTGCCCACCTTGGCAACGCCGCCGATGAAGTTGACCAGATAGACCTCGTCTGAGCGGAAGAGATCATCTGCCCAGTTTGCCATGTCTGTGCCCAGATAGCCCGTATCGGCGTTGAAGGTGCGCTGCTCTGTGATGCGGTAGTTTACCCTGATGCCGCCCATGTAGGCTGCATCGCGGGTATACTGCGGGTCTACTTCGTGCTTGCCTGTGCAGTAGATGAGTTCCTGGCAGCCGAAGCTGTTGGTGAAGAGCAGGGTCGGTGCCACATCACGCTCCTCGCTGTCTATGATGAAGGTCATGGAGCGTGAGCCTGCCTCTACCACGTAGTAGAGAAGGTCGGTTCCCTCTGTCTCGAACCGTGACGGAGAGACGTCGATGGTGGTGTAGAGGTCGTTGCCGCCGGTGGCTGGTGCGGTAAACGATTTCGTGGTTTTGTCGGCATAGTGTGCGGTGACCTGTGCCGCTTCCTTGCCCATGTAGTGGAGATACTCCAGTCGCCCCATGTAGGTGGTCTTGTGTCCCTCCAGCAGGGTGAGGAAGTGGGTGGTGAGGAATGTAGAGCAGTCCACGCCCACGATGTCTACGGTAGAATAGTAGACCTTCAGGGTGGCAGTCTGCGTGTCGGTGACTGTTGCCGAGTCGGTGTCTCCGGAGTCCGGAACCTGCTGCTCGGCGATGGTGATGGTGGCTGTGACTGCCAGCCTCCGGCGTGCATAAGGACGGAAGATGTCGGCAAGGTCGATCACTCTGACCTCTCCATCGGCAGGATAGAGATATTCATCGTAGATGATATCATCACCTATCTTGATGGTGACGAGCAGGCGGGTCTTGGCCGTGAGAATATCGATGTCGGGGATGTTCTCAAGGAAGCAACTGCCCGACGGAAGTGATGTGATGGTCATATATTATCTTTTTTGATGCAAAGATAATATGGAGAGGATAAAAATAAAAATACGGATGACTACCCTCACGGGCGGTCAGCCGTATCAAAGCTTTTCAAAACTTTGTAAAATTTTTCGTGCTGCAAAGGTACGAAAAATTATTCATAACACATGGTAGTATAATAAAATATATGAGTTTTTTAACTTAAACCAGGTTGTCTGGCTTGACAACTCTCTCCCAGATAGCCCATGCCAAGGTACCGTCTGGCTGCGTGGCCACATAGTAGCCATGCTCCTGCAGATACTGGTTGATGGCTTCTATACTGACACCGCCCATGTCATCAAGTTCCGTGGCGATATCCTGGGTTGTTTTGAAACTCTTCTTGTATTCAAGACCGGTGACTGCATCCTTCACAGGGAGGCAGCTGCGGAAGTGGAAGTAAGCGTCAAGCAGGTCCTCCTCAAACTGCTCGCTGTTGAAATTATCTTTATTTCTTGGCATAATATTCATTTTTTAAAGGGTTAAACTTAAATTCCGTCATCTGGGTGCTGTCGGTATAATGCCGTCTCATAGAGGTCTATCCAGTAACCGAGTCTGGAAGCCCAAAGGTCGTATTTGACTTGAAGCCTGCAGACGCGAATCTCCTCCCGCTCCAGTTCTAGGAGGTATCTTCTGACTATGCTGTGGCAGTCCCAATTGACGCAATAGCGTGCCTGGATCTTGGCGTACTCAACTAGCTTATACAGTTCCTTGCGTTTTGTCTCAAGCTCCCAGTAGCGTTTCATGAGCGCATCGCGAACGCGACGGCGTCTGAAATATAGCAAGATAACGTCTCTCTTGACTTTCTTCTTATTCTTTTTCATACCTAATCGTTGTTGATGGTTTTCCACTTGGCCAAAGTCATATTGAGTGGCTCAGCCTCTTTAGCTCCATATCGAAGAGCAAAGTAGCGATGATCATACCATCGGATAATAGTC